ATAAATTTTTTCTGATTATCTAACCAATTTTTAAGTCCTGAGAACTGTCTGAAGTAGTCTTTAATAACTTCTGAAGCCTCACTTGTACTAAAGTACTTTCCAGAATCTTTGGTGACTTGTTCACTAATTTTTTTCGGGCCCGCCCCGTACATTATACCGAATGTTACAGCTTTTGCCATTTGTCTTTGTGTTCCATAAAGTTCTGCAACTTCATCTACTTCGCAAGGTAGATTGAAAACTAACTTAGCAATATTACTATGGAAGTTGCCTCCTGATTGGAATACTTCCATGAGTGCTTTATCATTTGCAAGAACTGCAGCACAATAAACCTCTGCTGTTGTTAAGTCCATTGCAACTATTTTCTTGCCTTCTGCTGCACGAATACATCCTTTTACAATTGGATTATCTCGTGGTATCTGTTGCATATTCATTTTACCACTAGAAGATAGACGACCAGAAGTTGTACCATGTAGGTTAAATCCTGTTCTAAGTCTACTGTCTTTATCAAGTTGCGGATATATTTTATCAAGATAAGTAGTTTTAATTTTTACTTTTTGTCTTATATCCAATACTAATTGTGGTACTTCATGTTCTTCTGCTAGTTCTTTTAGTACTTCAGCATCTGTACTGTCTGCTCCTGTGCCAGTCTTTTTGCCTGTAGGTTTTAGCCCTAAAAAGTCAAAGAGTAAGGCACGAAGTTGCATTGTACTATTTGGATTAAAATCTTTTCCTTGAGAATGTTCAAATTCTTTTACTGCTGGATATTCGTATAATCTTTCAATTGCTTGATCAATTTCTTCTTGCATTAGAACTGTAGATTTTTGTAATCTTTCTTTATCAAAAGGTACACCATTATCTTGAATATCTGTAAGAAAGCGACAACCTCTAATTAATATATCTTTGTAAACTCCATATAATCTGTCGTTTTTTGTTAACGCATTTTCAAACTTCTGGAAAAGAAGAAAAGTACAAACAGCATCCATTGCTGCGTAGTCTTTCATTACTTCAAATGGAATCATATCCCAAGTGAAACTTCCTTTGAGTATTCCATTTCTACGGCAATACTCATCTATCCAGTCATACATTGGTTTTTCATAATCACCATAGGGTGTATACTTAAGAGATAGTTGTTTTAATCCATGTGTGCCAGGATTTTCATCAAACATATAATGCATTAGCATAGTGTCTTCAAATCTTGGAAACTTAAATCCAAAGTGATATTCAAAGAACGCTATATCAAATTTAGCATTATGAAATACTACTCGTTTCTTATTAAATAATTCTTGTAATTTTTGTTCTGCTTCTTCATCTATAATATCTGTAGTAATGTATGCGCCATGCTCTGGCTCATAAGATATACTTATACCGAGCATATATCCATCACGAGGATATAAACCTGTTGTTTCTGAGTCAAGAGCTATGAAGTCAAAAGGTGCATCTAGTGCTTTATCTAAGAACTCCATGAAAGGTTCTTTTTCAGTTATACCATATGCTCTATCTTCTCCTAGCTTCTCTTGTTTTAGTTCCCCTTTGATATACTTTGCAATATTACTAGAAGATTCTTCCCATGTTTTCTTTGCTTCTGGTTTAAAAGCTAACATAGCAGGATTAATTACTGGCAGAAACTTATCATCTACAATTCTACCACTATATTCTGTGACTGAGTTTTGTTTTGTATAAAATTTAAGTGCTTCTGATCCAACAAGTATAACCCAATCATATTCATCTATATTTATATCAATATCACAATCTCGTTTTAATACTTTCTTAATTGTAGGATCAGAACATAGTGCATATCTATCAAACTCAAACTCGTTATTAAATAGTTGCACAAAGTCCTGTCTACTTGGTTTATTTTCTATGAGGGCTACTTTAGCCATATAAATTCTCCTTTAATTCTTTTACTTTCTGTTTGTTTAGTGATCCTGCATCCCCTAAGTTTCTTGGTATTTTTATATTTTTATGTAATATTTCTGCAATATCACATAATTCTTGTACTCGTATGGCGGCTTCTTGACCTGCATCGTCTGGATCAAAAAGCAAATCTACACCTGATACTCCTTGCATTTTTAGTAGTTTTAGTTTTTCTACATCAATGTTTCGTGTTCCAAAACAACATACTGCATTTTCCAAACCTTTATCATATAAATTCATAACATCAAATATACCTTCTACTAGAATAACTCTTCCTTTTATAGGGCGGACTTGAGCAGGGAATAGAGGTAGCACTGCCTTTGGGGGATGGAATAAATACTTTGGAACTTCAGTTGGGGACTGAGTTCTGCAGTTAAATGCTACTATTCGACCTGTCAAGTCCTTGATCGGAAAAGAAATTCTGCCTGTAAAGGGTTTGTCTGGATGCAAAAATGCATTAAATCTTTTATAAGTTTCTGGTTTTATTTCTCTCCAGTTACCTACATAGGGCATAAAATTCTTTGGCATCTTCAATCCTACAGAAGATGCTCTTTTTTCTTCTATCTTTCTTCTGACTTTCTCTCTGCGAATATCTAAAGGATTCGAAGGGGCATCATAATAATTAAATATATTACCACGAAAGCCACAAGAAAAACAGTTGAAAACACCAGTTATTCTATCAATCCTCATACTAGGATTATTATCATCATGCTCAGGATTTAGACATGATACAATACAGTCTGCTGGAGACAACTTATAATTTACTTTTCGTTCTTGTAGTAGTTCCTCAACTGTCATTCTTTGCTACATCTTCTTTTACTGTAGATTTGTGTGTCCATTTTAATGCATCGCCTATGAGTTCATACTCTGTCATTTTTATTCCTGCATCATCTGTTGTATGAATGTAATATCTACTTTTCCATACTAATTCTGCCATTTGAAACCATATAGCGACCATTCTATCTCTTTCTTTTTTGTCTCCCCATAGATACATAAGATCCCACCAATTTTCATTAAATCGATGTACTTCTATTTTTATATCTTTAAAAGTATATCCTTCTGGATGTGTTCTTACTAATTCCCATAACGCTCTTAATCTTTGGCTACCAGCAATTGGATAGTAGTGAGGCATTGTTAATATAGGAGACATAATACCAAACTGTTCTACACTATCCATAAGCTTATGGTTTAAAGGCACTTTATGTATATTTTGAGATACTGCCTTTTGATTTAATAAAAATTTTACTTTTTGTGTTTCTACTGTAAAGGGTGGCAGAGGTATTCTATCTGCCAACTCCTTACTAATTCTATCTGCTGCCACGCTGTTGTTTTCTCCATATTCCGCGTCTGCGTCTTTTTTCTATTTCCATTCTAATCATATATGTTCTGATTAGTGCAACTACTGTAAAAATAAATGTAGTTACTAAAGAAATAAGAAATGCACTAGTCCACTGCCATTGTTCTATTAATAGCCATAATAAAAATGTTTGCAATGGAAAGTTAATTACTAATGCTGCACCTACTTGTATTATTGATTCTTTCAGTGCAAATTTTTCTGTTTTAGTCATAATGATTCTCCATATCATCAAATAATTTGTTTTCGTGTTCTTGTTCAAATATAGTTCTAAATTCTTCTATTGTTGGTAATGGAAGTTTTACTACTCCATTCTGTAAATTTCTTGCATACTCATTATATGCTTGTTGTAATTGTGCTTCTGTATATAATATCATCTTTGTTGCCTGTATAATTTCCACCACTTACGACCTTCGCCATAAGCTGCTGATCTAACTTTATTATAGATCATCTACGTTTTCTCCTGTTGCCATACTACTTTCTATGGCTTCTCGTTCTTTAGGGTTAAGTGCTGTCTGAGGTCCAATCTTTAATGTTTCCCAGTCAACTACACTTGTAAAACTTTCCATACGATTACTTCTCATTTTTGTACAATTAAAAGTCATACAGTTATCTTGTTGTTCCCATGTCTCAAGAGCATATGCCGCATCCGCAGCATCTAAGATACCTTTTGCAAATCTAGCTTCACCACTAGCATCTGTTTGGTATGGTGCAAAGAATAATGTTTCATATTCTTGTGCATAAAGTTTCATTTTCTTACTTACTTCTATTTGTTCTGTCCAGTCATATTGTCCTGCTCGTGTTGGGGCATTATGTCTGCGAACTTGGTTTAGATAGTCTACTATTACTACTCCTACATCTAATTGATTGATTTTCTTATCTAATTCGGACTGAATTTTAGAAAGTGTAAGAGCTGGATCATAGATTACATCTAGTTGTCTTTCTTTGTGTAAAGGTAGTTTTGTAAGTTTCTTATGAAAATCATCAAAGTCATGAGTTTTCTCAAACTCTGGTAATAAATCATGTCCACCATCAAAACGACCTGCCCACCATCCACCGACTAAATTCCATTCTTCTGATGAAAGAGTTTTACTTCTTAGTCGTTTTAGTGGGATTCTTGTAGCAATTGAACATATTCTTTGTAGAATTTGTCTACTGTCCATCTCTATAGTAAAGTACAGAGCACTGCGCCCTGACTCATAAACATTTGCTGCAAGATTACAACAGGTTAGAGATTTACCTGCACCACGTCGTCCACCTACTAGAACTAAATCTTTAGGTGAAAACTGGATTTGTGAATCGTACTCA